TTCTTCAGGCTCTTCAGGCTCAAGTGGTTCATCAGGTTCCTCAGGTACAACAGGTGCAAGTGGCTCTTCAGGTTCCTCAGGTTCATCAGGATCATCAGGTTCTAGTGGTTCTTCAGGTTCATCAGGTTCTAGTGGTTCATCAGGTACAACAGGTGCTAGTGGTTCTTCAGGCTCTTCAGGTTCATCAGGCTCATCAGGCTCTAGTGGTTCTTCAGGTTCTTCAGGATCATCAGGTTCTAGTGGTTCTTCGGGTTCATCAGGTGTTATTAATGTAATTAATTCAGGAGATAATAGAATATTAACAGATATAGATGGCACCTCAGCTAATGCTGAACAAAATCTTACATTTGATGGTACTACCTTATTAATAAGTAGTTCTTTATCTATAAAATTTATTGAAAAATCTATAGGAAGTGATGTAGGTGTTCTTGTAGATAGTTTTAGTTCTGCTACTTTTAATGGTGCTATTTATGATTATGTTTTACTAGATACTACAGTAGGGTGTAGAACGGGTCAATTTTTTGTAACCCATGATAATTCTTTAATAGATTTTACAGATATTTCTACTAAAGATGTAGGAAATGATACAAGTAAGCCTTCACTTAGTGCCAATTTTAATTCTACTAAGGTGGAAGTGAAGGTTACAAATGGAAGTGGTTATACTTTTAAAGCAATGGCTAAAAAACTTTAATATTTATAAATAAAACAACATGCCCAACACTCCAATATGGCCCGGATCATCATCATTTTTCCCAGGAGATACTCCTTTTGGGTTTTACGATAATGATATAGAGTTCCAGACAGATGCAGATAAAGTAACAGTATTTTGTGGTAGACGCTTAGGATATCCTTTAGCAGACGTAGAATTACAAGATATTAACCTCTACACAGCTTTTGAAGAAGCAGTAACTACATATGGTAATGAAGTATTTGCTTATAAAGCAAGTGAAAATTATCTTTCATTAGAGGGGTCCACCACCGGATCAGATTTAAATTATAAACTTACTCAACCCAATTTGGGAACAGAAATTAGAATTGCTGAATCCTATGGAGTAGAAGCAGGAGTAGGAGGCAATGTAGAATACAGAACGGGCAGTATAAATTTAGTAACTAATCAACAAGAATACGACTTAAACACTTTTGCATCCTCTTCAGGTATTGAAAGTGGTGATTTAGAAATTAAAAAAATCTTTTATGAAGCACCTCCTGCAATTGTAAGATATTTTGATCCATATGCGGGTACCGGGACAGATGTACAAGGTTTAATGGATTCATTTGGATTTGGTCAATATTCTCCAGGCATTAATTTTATGATGATGCCCATTAATTTTGATTTAGCTAAAATACAGGCTATTGAACTTAATGATCAAGTTAGGAAATCTAATTATAGTTTTGAATTAGTAAATAATAAATTAAGAATATTTCCAATTCCCCAAAGGGACGGTTTAAAGTTATACTTTAAATATATTCTTAAATCTGATAGAAATAGACCAACAGTAACGGGTGACATAGGCTCAGGAGTAGTAACTGATATCTCTACTGTACCTTATGTAAACCCTACTTACAAATATATTAATTCCATTGGACGTCAATGGATATTTGAATATACTTTAGCCCTTTCAAAGGAAATGTTAGGTTACATAAGGGGTAAGTATACAACAGTCCCTATCCCAGGAGCGGATGTTACACTAAATCATGGTGATTTAATTACAGCTGCAACTTCTGAAAAAACGGCATTATTAGAAAGATTAAGGGGATATTTAGATGAAACTTCAAGATCAAAATTATTAGAAAAGAAAGCTAATGAAGCTGAGTTTTTACAAAAAGATTTAAATAAAGTACCTTATACAATATACATCGGCTAATGGCATTATTTGGAAGGACTCGTGATGTAAATTTAATTAAAACAATTAACCGTGAATTGTTAGGGGATGTTATTACTCAACAAGCTTCTTTTTACAAAGTGAGACTAGAAGAAACAACATTTAATTTATATGGAGAGGCATCAGGAGGTAAATTTTATGACGGTCCCGTAATATTTAATTGCCTAGTAGAAAGAAGTGACCAAGAATACCCAGAAAGTGATTTAGGTGTAGACTTTGACTGGAGTGTAATATTTAAATTCCTTAGAGAGGATTTAATAAATGCTGGAGTGAACCCCGAAGTAGGAGATGTCATATTATATAATGATGGTTATTATCAAGTAGATAATGTAGCCTCTAATCAATATTTTATGGGTAAAGATCCGTCTTACCCTAACGAACCTAACCCCCTTAACCCAGGGCTTAGTAAATTTGGAGGTAATTTATCATACATAATTAAGGCACATTATGAACCTGCTGATAAATTCGGCATTACTAAAGAAAGATTTTAATGGTAAAGCAAGGTAAAACCCCAATCCCAAAATCCCAAAGAGAAATTTCTACGGGATTACGTGAACCCTTTATTGAAGGTAATGATCCTAATAAAGTAACCAAATATGCTACCACTTTAGCAGACTCTAGAACCAACAATCAGGTAGTTAACCCTGGAAGAGCTTCCCAAATATCTCAAAAAGATGATACTTGGAAACCTTTTACTATTGGTATTAAAGATTTAGATGAAGCTATAAAATTTTATTTTGATAAAGTTATACAACCTAGTATAGTACAAAATGGTAATAGAATTGCCGTACCTACTATTTATGGTGCCCCCGAAAGATGGAAATCAATCCAACGTGATGGGTACTATAGAGATAAAAAAGGTAAAATTATGGCCCCGCTTATTATGTATAAGCGAACTAATATTGAAAGGAATAGAGGAATGACAAATAAAGTTGATGCTAACTTTCCCCAAACCTACGCAATGTTTCAACAATCATATTCTAAAAAAAATCATTACAATAATTTAAGTGTTTTAAATGGAGCTAAACCTACTAAAAGCTATCAAGCTATTGTAATCCCAGACTTTGTTAATTTTACTTATAATTGTATAATTTACACATATTATATGGAACAACTTAACCAAGTAATTGAAAGCATCAACTACGCAGCTGACACCTATTGGGGTGACCCAGAGCGTTTTAAATTTAAAGCCTTAATTGATGGATACCAAACCATTACAGAATTAAATGTGGGTAAACAACGAACTGTTAGGGCTAGCTTTGATATTAAATTGAAAGGTTATATTATACCAAATGTTATACAAAAAGACCTTACTGCTCTTAAAAAGTTCTCCAGTGATTCTAAGGTTATTATAGGACAAGAAACTGTTGAAAATTTAACTAGAGATAGAGGTAATAATTTTGTTGAAGGAATTAATACAAATTTAGATTAAAATGACAGAACAAAAACTCACTACTGAAGAAATTGAACAAATAAAAACAGTTCAAGAATCTCAAGAACAATTAGTAACTAGTTTTGGTGAATTAGAATTTCAAATCCAAGCACTAGAGTTACAAAAAGAACAATTAGTTAATCAATTAGAGGGTTATAAAACTAAAGAAAAAGAATTAGCTAATAAGTTATCTCAAAAATATGGAAATGGTACTATAAATATAGAAAAGGGTGTTTTTCAATCATAAAACATTTTGAAAAATTTTTATATATTTATAAATAAGACAATTGTTTAACATATTTTTTAACTTTAAAATTCGAATTTTAACATGGCAGAACAAATAATATCTCCGGGGGTATTTCAAAACGAAAACGTTCCGGTAGCACTGCAAGCGGCTGCAGCTCCTTTAGGAGCAGCTTTAATAGGCCCTTCTGTTAAGGGCCCTATAGGGGTTCCTACCTACTGTACAACTTATACTGATTATAAACAAAAATTTGGTGGCGCCCACGTAAGTGGGGGTGTAGAATATTCTTACTTTACTAATATCTCAGCACAAAATTACTTTAAGCAGGGGGGTACTAGCTTACTTGTTACTAGAGTAGCTAGTGGTTCAGGTGCCTTTACACCTGCATCATCCTCAGCTATAACATCAGGCAGTAACTTAGGTGCAGTTGGGAGTGTAAATAATATATTCACCCTCCAAACCATCTCAGAAGGAAACAACCAAAACAGCACTTCTACTGAAACTGCAGGAAATGCTTTACCTGATGGAACAGCTGATAACTTAAGGTATGAAATCTCTAATGTAGACTCAGGTTCAGGTATCTTTACTCTTTCTATTAGACAAGGTAATGATAGACAAGCAGATAAAACTATTCTTGAAACTTATAGAGGTGTTTCACTTGACCCTAAAAGGGACGATTACATCCAAAAAGTAATTGGTAACCAACAATTTACTATAGGAAGTGACGATGGAAATTCTTTTGTAAGTGTAACTGGTGAATATCCAAATAAATCTAAGTATGTAATAGTAAAAGAAGTACTTAAAACTACACCTGATTATTTAGATGGAGCTGGTAATTTTAAAGCAGCATTTACTTCTTCATTACCTAAAGCTCAAAGCGGATCATTTGGAGGAGCAGTTGGTAGCTTATTTACTACTCAATCAGATGGTAATAAGTATTATAAAGATATCTCTAATACAAACTCTCAGGGTTTAATAGCTAGTGATTATACCGCTTCACTTAATTTATTAACAAATAAGGATCAATATCCATTTAATGTAGTTAGTGTTCCTGGTTTAGTTTACGGTTTTGCTTCTCATAAAACTGTTTTAGATACTCTTGTTACAAACACTACTACTCGAGGTGATAGTATTTTACCAATTGATTTAGTAGGACATGGTTCATCATCGGCACAAGTAGTAACTCAAGCGGGTAATTTAAATACTAATTATGCAGCAGCTTACTGGCCCTGGTTATTAGTTAATGAAGAAGATACAGGAGGAAACGTTTTTGTACCTGCTTCAACTATAATCCCTTCAGTTTACGTCTTTAATGACAATACGTCTGAGGCTTGGTTTGCACCTGCTGGTTTTACTAGAGGTACAATGTCTAATGTAGTAATGCCCGAAAAAACATTACCACGTGGATTAAGAGATACTCTTTATAATGCTAAAATTAACCCAATAGCTACTTTCCCAGGTACTGGTGTTGTAGTATACGGTCAGAAAACATTACAATCACTTGCAACTGCACTTGATAGAGTAAACGTTAGAAGATTAATGATTTCCCTTAAAGATTTCATTGGGAATGTTTCTCAAAACTTAGTCTTTGAGCCTAATTCATTACAAACTAGAAATAGTTTCTTATCTGTTGTTACCCCATTCTTAGAAAGTGTTCAACAAAACCAAGGTTTGTTCGCGTTTAAGGTAGTAATGGATGACTCTAATAACGGTTCTGAGGTAATTGATAGAAACGAGCTAAGAGGTACTATATATCTCCAACCAGTTAAAACAGCAGAATTTATTGTACTTGACTTCAACCTCCTACCAACAGGAGCTGAATTCCCAGGATAATAAATTTCTATACAATAAAAGAAAGGGGTCGGATGAAAATCCGACCTCTTTTTATTTATTAATATTTATAAACAACCCCAATGGGGGTTATGATTTATAATTAATTTTAAAACAACAATAATGGCAATATTAGATCCAAACGAAATATTCTTTACAGCGTTTGAACCCAAACAACAGAATAGGTTTCTCATGCTTGTTGATGGTGTACCTTCGTACTTCATTAAAGGTGTGGGAGCAATTTCATTGACACAAGGGGAAGTAATCCTTAACCATATTAACGTATATAGAAAAGTAAAAGGTAAAACAACTTGGGGAGATGTCCAATTGACACTCCACGATCCCGTTTCACCTTCTGGAACTCAAACCATCATGGAATGGGTAAGACTCCACCACGAATCTGTAACAGGTAGAGATGGTTATTCTGATTTCTACAAAAAGGACGTAACATTAAACATCTTAGGACCTGTTGGTGATATCGTTTCTGAGTGGGTATTAAAAGGATGCTTTATTAAGGATGCTAACTTCGGTGAGTATAGCTGGGACAATGCTGACGCAGCCCAAACTATCACTATGACTTTAGCCCCTGACTACTGCGTATTGAATTACTAATCAATTAAATAGATTACAAAAGAGAGCGCACAAAAGTGCGCTCTTTTTATCTCTTTATATATTTATATCAAACAAATAAAGTTATTTTAAATGAATGAAGAAACAAAATTAAAGTTCCCCACGGAAATTGTAGAGTTGCCTTCAAGAGGTTTGCTCTATCCCAAAGATAACCCCCTTTCTTCTGGTAAAGTTGAAATGAAATACATGACAGCCAAAGAAGAGGATATCTTAACTAACCAAAACTACATTAGACAAGGCATTGTTCTTGATAAATTGATGCAATCATTGATTGTTTCAAAGTGTAATTATAATGACCTTGTAGTAGGCGATAAAAATGCTATAATGGTTGCCTCTCGTATTTTGGGTTATGGTAAAGATTATACCTTTGAATATGAAGGACAAGAGGTTACAATTGATTTATCTGAAATTGATCCTAAATGGATTAAAGAAGAAGACTTAGTAGAAAAAAATACTAATGAATTTAATTTTACTCTCCCCCATACTGACACTCCTATTACTTTTAAAATCCTAAATAATCAGGATGAAAAAGCAATTGAAGCCGAAATTAAAGGAGCGAAAAAAATAAATAAATTAGCATCCCCTGAATTATCAATGCGACTTAAGCAAATGATACTTTCAGTAAATGGAGATGATAGCCGTAAGGCAGTTAGAGAATTTGTAGACACCTATCTCTTAGCTCGTGATTCAAGAGCATTAAGAGAACATATCAGAGAGATTCAGCCCGATATGGACTTAACATTTGACTTTTTCCCCGAAGATGGGGGTGATACTCAAGAAGATGTTAAGGTCCCTATCGGGGTCACGTTTTTTTGGCCTGACGCGTGAATATAGAATGAGCATGTTCGCCATGATTCATGATGTAGTATATCATGGTAATGGCGGTTTCGATTGGGAGACACTATACCATATGCCTATTTGGTTAAGGCGCTTTACTTACAATAGAATAGCGTTACATGTCAAGGATCAAAACGATGCTCAACAAAATTCTACGCAACAGACTGCAGGGGGTACAACTCGACAAATCGACTTTACTAAACCACCTTCTGACATGAAACCAGGCCAACGTATGTAAAAGGGGGCACTGCAAGAGCAGTGCCCTTTCATATTTATATGAAAACAACATTGCATGGCTTCTGAAGAACAGATTAATAATCAAGGACGTCTTAATGATCTTCTCAGAGAAGAATTAGCATATCTTAAAGAATCTGAAGAATTTTTAGGGGAAACTATATCTAAAAGTGCTCAACTTGCTGATGCTATTAGGTCCCAAGTTAGCTCTATTAAGGATAAAGTTACTTTGGATCAAAAATTATTGCAATTTTCAAAACAAAATGTAGACGTTTTAACTAAACTTAAGGTTGGTTATAGTGATATATCTAAAATAGATAAAGATAGAAAAGGTATTTTATCTCAAATACAAACAACTAATAACCTTATTGCGGCCCAAGGATCAGATTTAACTCAAGAAATTAAAGACCAAGCAAGAGCTTATGTTGATCAAGAATCAGCTCTCCAAGATCAGCAAAAAGTTCTTTCAGATAAAATTGCTAAGCAAGAACAATTAGGAGCACTAATTAAAGCTCAAGAGGCCGCTGGGATAAAAGTTGATATAGCTGATAAAGCTTTACTAAAAAATGCTAAAGAGTCTGCTAGGCTACAACGAATGAAAGTTGTAGGCATACAATCAGAATTAGCAGAATCTAGTAAATTAGTAAATCCCCAAGCGGTTTCATTAGCTCTTCTTCAAGACCAAAATTCACAACTAGAAGAGGCTATTGCTTACTTAGATGAAGAAGAAGATGCAGTAGTTAATATAGAAAAAGCTCAAGGATTATTTAATATATCTTTGGGGGCTGCTGGTAAACTTCTAAAAAAAGCAGGACTTGAATCATCAGCTTTTTACTTAGGTTTAAGTGAGGGATCGGCAGCTGCCGAAGAAATGGCTCATAAACTTACTGAAGGAGGAGAAAATACCTCTACTTTTGGAGATAGAATAAAAGTATTAGGAGCAGGAATTGCTGGTACTTTTAAAGGAATGGCAAGTGAAATTAAAGCTATAGGTATAGGTGCTTTATTATTTAAAGGTATTAAAGGTGCCTTTAATATGTTAGGAGGTAAAGTACTTACTGGTTTTATATCTGATTTAAAAGGAAAATTTACTGAGGGAGTTAGTTATTTAAAAAACCAATTCTTTTCCCTCAATTCTTATATAGAAGATGCTAAAGCTGGGGAAACATTCCTTCAATTTATGTCTCAACAAACTGCAGAAATTGCAACCAATCTAGGTGTTGGTACTGCAGAATCAGCAAAATTAATAACTCAAGCCAAGGGTTTAAGCCGTGAATTGGGTATGCTTCCTGAGGCATTAGCTAAAACAACAGCTGAATTAAACATAGCATTTGGAACTACCCAGAAATTTTCGGATGATACTGTTAAAACAATGGGTCAATTAACCCATCAATTTGGGTTAACTAATGATGAGGCATCTGAATTTGTAAAACTATCTCAACTCTCAGGAAAAGAAACATCAGATTTTACATTAGAAACTAAAACTCGAGTTCAAGCTTTAAAAGAAGCATCAAATATTGCTATTTCTGAAAAAGCAGTAATGCAAGAGATTGCTAAATCAAGTGCAGCAATTCAACTGTCATCTAAAGGTCAAGGTAAAAACTTAGCGGATGCTGCTTTTCATGCTAAAAAATTAGGATTATCACTAGCTCAAACAGAAGCTATAGGAGGTAGTTTACTTGATTTTGAAAGCTCTATTGCTAATGAGATGGAAGCTGAATTGCTAATTGGTAGAGACCTTAACTTAGACAAAGCTAGACAATTTGCTTTAAATAATGATATAGCAGGGGTAGCCAAAGAAATAGCAGGACAGATAGGTTCAGCAGCGGAGTTTGGTAAAATGAATGTTATTCAACAAGAGGCGTTAGCTAAATCTGTTGGTGTAAGTAGAGATGAGCTAGCGGGTATGCTTAAAACCCAAGAACTTTTAGCGGGTACCGGGTTTAATGAAATGAGTGATGCCCAAGAACAATTTAAAAAATTATTAAAGGAAACAGGATCCGAAGAAGCAGCTCTTGCTAAAATGAGAGAAATGGGAGCTTCGGATGCCCTAGCTAATCAAATACGATCTGTTTCTTTGCAAGAAAAAAGAGCTCAACAAGAAAGAGATATAGTGCAAGCTCAAGCATCATTAGCTAAAAATGTTAATGCTATGTTTACGGCGTTTAATAAAGTCAACAAACAAGTAAAAGCAATTAAAAAAACTGTTGTTGATCAAATGAAACCTTTCTTTGATCAATTTGCGGGTTTAATAGGGGAAGGTGGAGATGCATTTAAAAATCAAGTTTTACCTTACGCTAAACAATTAGGTAAATTTATGAATGACGTAGGTTTACGTCTTATAGATATTGTTAAAAATAATGGACCTGCTATTAAATCTATATTCTCAGGAGTACTCGATTTATTTGGATCTATATACAGTGTAGTAGGAGAAGTAGTCAAAGAGTTATTAGGAATTAATAATGCTTCTGCTACTTCATCAGGATTTTTTGAAACTATAAATGATACCATACAGTCTATGGTAGAAAAGCTTAAAAATGTTGATGTAAGTGCTTTAACTGAAAAAATTAGGGGATTTATACAAGGAGTAAAAGATACTTTTACAGCAGTTAAAGAAGGTATCATGAAAGCAGTTGACCTAATCCAAAATTCGGCATTAGGTAAATTTTTATCGGGAAATGTAGGGGCAACATCCTTAGCTATTGCTCCTTTAGCTTTTAAAGGATTTAAAGCTAGTGGTTTATTTAAAAGAGGAAATAGCAAAGCTATGCCTATGTTTGTATCAGATGTAAGCGGAGGAGGTATGATGGACATGGCGGGGTCAATGAGAGGAGGTCGTGCAGCGGGTATTGGTGGTGGATTTAAAAAAGGGTTTAAGGGGTTAATGGATTATGCTAAAATGGCCGTTAAAGGAGGACGTGCTGGTAAAGTAGGTAGAGCTCGATTATTAAGAGCAGGAAAAGGTTTAATTACAGGTCAAGGTGCTTCATTTGTAGGAGGTACTGGTAAAGGTGCTCAAGCTGCTAAAGCGGCAAGTAAATTAGGAGGTATAGCAGGTAAATTAGGAAGTCTTGGTAAAGGTTTAGGTAAATTAGCAGCGGGTGGTGGTATTGGAGC